CTGTGTACTTGTGAGCTGCTACGCCTGTACCTTGTGCAGTAGTAACTTGAGTCATACCGGTACGGAGGCTAGCCACCATAACACGACGTTGTGTCTCAACTAACTCTTGCGTATCGATACGGAGACCACGCTGGTTACCAACCAAGAAGTTTCCTGGGTTAACAGCGATAGCACCGGCAATACCAGTACCTGCGGCTGCATACTCAGCAGAAACTAACACAGGGCTTCCACCAACTTGACCAATTTGGCCAGTCAACACGGTAGCTTGTGCACCAACTTTGTCCATAGTTTGGAAGATAGGATCTTCTAACAACTGGTAATATGAATCGGTGTTAACGATGAAGATAACTTCAGCGGGATCAAGACCCCAAACACCCAAAGCTTGACGCAATGTACGTAATTTTGCAACTGTAATACCAGCGGCAACTGTGTTACCAGTGGCAGTGGTGTTAGTAGCCCAGTTCGACAATCCTTTAACAGGATCAGCACCAGCACCAGCACCTAACAAGAAGGCCTTGTCAACAGCGCGAGCAACACGACGGATCATACCATCACGAATCACGGGCATCAAAGCCAACAAAGCATCTTCTTCTTCTTCATATGCAGTATATTCGTTGGTAGCAACTTTATATGCATTCAAAGTGATTTCTTTGAGCTGATGAGTAGCTGTGTTACCAGCAGAAGCGCTAGTACCGAAGCCGCTGTTCTGAACCCACTGTGCTAAACCAGCTTCTGGGTTAACAGGCATAGTCATCACATTAGTTTGCATAGCGATGTTACGGAAAATAGGAGAAACGACTAAACGACGACGAATCTCAGCTTCCATGTTCATAGAAACTTCAGTTTCCCAGATACCGCTTGGCAGGTGTGCACCAGTTGTAGATACGTCACCAGCAGCATAGCCAGAAGCTTTCTCGATCAAAGCGCGGCCGGTACGTGTGCTTTCAACAGACTTACCAGACATCTTTGACAACAAGATTGCCTTCTCTTTTTCAGCATATGTCAAACCGTCACCAGCAGCTTTTGTGTCTGCAAAGGACATTTTTGACTTTGTGATTGCTTCGATTTCAGCAGCCTTCTCTTTAAGAGCAGACTCCAAACCAGCGATCACGGATTTGTTTGTTTCTTCAGCAGAAGCCAAACGCTTCTCGACTTCAGCCAAGAGCTTTTCAGCACCAGTGTCAACAGTAGAGATAGCTGCAACAGCGGCTTTAACGCGTGCGTCGATATCAGCAGTAGCTTTTTCAGCGGCTAATTTCTCAGCAGCATCTTTAGCTTGTTTTTCTCCGATGGCTTTAGCAGTTTGCTCAGCCGCTTTGCTAGCTGCATCAGCTAACATTTGTTCTAATTGTTTTGGATCCATTTTCCATTCCTTTGTAACATCGCTGTTCGCTTCCGTAGAGGATTCTAGCCCTTTAGCTGATTCGCTTTTGGGTGCAAACTGCATTTTGAAAGATTTAAATTCTTCGTCGTTTTCAAACGACTTAGAGAGACTAAATAATGTGTTTTGATTTGCAGGTACTGACACTACTGAAATTTCGTGCAGCTCCAACTCCTTTACCACAAACAGCTCTGCAGCTGAATTGTACTCCGCATCTACAATGCGAAATCCGATACTAAAAGCTGTTAGTACACCGTCTTTTACTAGTTTATAAACGTCACCGGCTGCAGAAGAAATTCGTGCTTTTACAAGCAGTCCTTTTTCATCAACCTTGTGCTCTGTCATTCTACCGATAGGAGCGCTGTGATTATGGTATGCTAAAATTACTGGATTTTTCAAGTAATTTTGAATACCTTTTTCCCAAACGCTTACAGGAACAATGTCGCCCTGTCTATCAACGTCAGTGGTTGAAGCGTAACCTTTGATGGTTAACATTTCAACGCTTTCGTCTGTGGTAGTAGGTTCACTCTTAGTAAAAGAACTGTTTACATACAGCACTTTATTTTTATCTACCATAAATACCCCTTTTATTGCTGATTATCTTTTGGCTTTCCACCTTGCGACGGATCAGCAGCCGAACCAGCAATATTAGCTGGTATTCTTATTTCGTCATTACCTGTGATCGGGTCATAACGTAACTCTTCACGTGCTTCATTAGCTGTTATGATGCCTGCATTGACAAGTGTCGAATGATAGGCAGCAATATCTTTTAGTTCTGGTTGTAGTGCGGAAACTGAGCTTGTAATAGCCTCAACATCATATCCGAAGTATCTTTCAACAGCACTAATAAATCTGCGATTAATAGGCATTACTGTTTCAAGATAAAATAAGCGAAGATTAGGCGATATGTTAGCATTGTTGCCACCAGCCATTAAAATAGGCGGTACACCAATTGCTTGCATAATACGTTCGCTATGGGTCTTGATTGAAAGATCAAAATCCATGTCTTTGAAGTTTTGGTTTGATACCTGTGCAGGCTTAAGTCCGCTATCCAAGATTACCGGGCGCTTACCGCCTTGCTTGGTTGAGTACTTTTGTAACCAATACTGAATTGTTTTTTCTTTGGCAATTTGTGACAGTGTGTTTTCCGATGTAAGCACAAGTCCAAACACAGCTCCGTTGTCGAAAAACTGTTCTTGAAATTGCTGCATGGAATACAGTGTACTAATCGACTTTTGTGCCGACTCTAAGCGACTAGATCCACGATAGATTGAATCGGAATTCAAATCGCGGAAATAAAACACTTCTGATTCTTTAAAATCCACAGCACCGTTAAAACGATAGCCACTAATAAAGGTTTTTGAACTAGTTAAGATTTCTACATCCGATGCAGGCAGGTGATACATAAACACACCATCAAAGTGCACAAATGCATTACCTTCTAGGATAAAGTCTGTGAACAATGCTTGGCGAAAATCCTGTGCTGATTGGTAAGGATTTGGTCTGAAGTTTAGTAAATTATTCAGCGACTTTTGACGCATACCAGTTTGGATGCCTTCATGCAGCTTGTCTTTGATATCGTAGTCTAAACTAGCGCAAGCACTAGCCAACATATTAACCGAACGATTAACTGACTCTAGTCGCTTAAAAGCCTGCCTGTAAGTAATCTTAGCTTCGGTACCTACTTGTGTACCTTCGTTTGTATAAATTCGTTCTTGTGCTGGGTTCAGCTTTTCGCGAATCCAGTCTGTAAATCTTGCCATAGTTTTCCCTTAAGTAAACTCACTGAAAAAACTACCAAAGCTTTGTTTGGGCACAACAGTTTCACCGCCAATAAATTTTGCACGTTGCGATTCGATCCAGTGTGCTTGTTTAGATTCACTACCAGGTCGAGGAGCTTTACCATAAACACTGTGTAGTGCTACATGATGACGATTACAAAGGGTGTAAACTTGATCATATAACTCAGTACGATGCGTATCAATAAATTCATCTCGCACAGCTAAAATGCCGTCGTCGGTTGAAATGTCGTAGCCACTAGCTTGGGCCCATTTGTCCAAGAGTATTGTAACTGAATGCAGGTGGTGCAGCTCTAAGTCCGTGCCAGTCTCGCAAATATAGCAGCACGACTTTTTTTCGTAAGCTGCTTTGGCTCTGTCGCGAACCCATTTAACTGGTATTCGCTTGTTTGTATTTTTGGCCATAAAATTATTCTAAATTTTCACTTATTATAGCAGTAAAGCAACAAAAAGTCAATGCACAAATTTTTTGTGGCATTATACCGTATAGGTATACAGTGCATAACGTACAGCATCAGCCATGTGACTATATTGATCGTGCATGGGACGCTCACGTTGGAGGCCCTCACGTTGATCCCAGCGATACTGGTCAAACATAGCACGTACGTTTGTACAGTGTGGGGCAACTTTTAATCTGCCTTGTTGTAGCAATGTTTGCACATAAGCAATGCCAGGAAGCACATCTTTTTTGGCTTTGGTAGTTGAAATATTGTAAAGGTAAGCCAAGTCTGATGCAAACTGTGCAGCTGCACTATCAATAAAAGTAACTTCAACACCATGTTTTTCATTCATTTCGGTAAAGACCTCAGCATGCTCAGCTGTGGTTTTTTCGGACTTCAAGTACTCGTCGACAATAAAAAAGCAATCGCGGTTCCAATCGTAAACGATAGCGCAATAAGCAGTACTATCTCGGTAACCAGGGTCGCACCCAGCAAATGCCTCGCCACGGAGGTCTTCAGGAATTTCACAAACGTCATCTTCTTTTAGGGCATAAATCTGACCCTCAAACACAGTAAATGAGGCCAGGTATTCTTGTTCAAATTCGGCTTTTGACATAGAACGTCGCGCTTCCGCAACATCCGACTCAGCCATACGAGTATTTTCAGTGTAATCAGCTTGTAGGCTAATCCATTCTGGAAAGTTTTCATCAAAGCCACGATTCCAAAATTGACTAAACCAATTATTACGACCACGTGGTGTTGAGATAAAAATGGCTTTGGCGTTGGGTTTGTCCAGGGTAGGGCGTAGTGCTACGTTAAACGCAGCTTCGCCGCCTTCACCTAGTGCAGCTTCGTCAAATATGATTAGATCATATGATCGACCAACAGTACTATCAACGGTACCAAGACTGCCCATACGAATAGTAGAGCCGTTGGATAGCTCGATGATTTTGTCTTTGAGGTTGTCGCGTGCGACTTCGAGGTCAAAATGCTTGATGAGTTTGCGTTGGAGTTCAAATGAGATACTTGAAAGATTATAGTTAGGGGAAATGATTAGTACATTCGATCCAGGTACAAGTGTTACTAGTTGACCAATAATATTGGCTATGTAAGTTTTGCCAAGTCGACGAGCTAAGGCAGCACAGATGAACCTGTACTTGGGATCGTTGACTGCGTTGATTAATGCGATTTGGGGTCTGTTGATTGTTTCCCAAATGTTTAGCAGCTTTAAGTAGTTGGTGATCGGCAGTTTGATAAATCTCCGCTGCGGATCAAATTCGGTGATAGCGTCGCAATTGACGTCAGGACGGGAGACTAGGAGCATTAAACGCCTTCTCCAGTTATTAATTTTTGTACTAGCTGCGAGTACTTTGACCCATCTAGACCTTCATTGATCTGAACGTTAACTTGCTTTTGTGGTCCGGTAGCTTGTTGCGCTTTGGCTAGCTGAATCTCACGATCCATTAAGTCCATTGACATCTTGTGTGACATTTGTAATAATTCTGCAATATCTTTGGTTGATCCAGTTTGTGACTCCTCCAACTCCGAAAACTTTTGTTTGATTAGTGCATCCATGGCACGTCGCATTAAAAATCGGTTGTTGTAGCCTGAGTCAAAGAATACTGAGTCAATATAACTTTTGACCTCACGGCGAGCTAAGAGGTTTGTTACCACTTCAGGGTCAAGATCTAGTTCTTGGGCTACTTGACGGGCGTCGTTAAGCTGGAGGTAGGCATTTGCTACTTCCAGTGCTTCCGGAGAGATTCGTACGGTTTCGGCAGGTAGATG